ATGGAGCGCCAGTTGTAATATCCGAACGAATACCGCTCGTAGCCCTTGACCAACAGGTTGTCGGTCACGAAGTCTACCTGCATATCTGATTCGAACTTGACGCGCTCCATGTAGGAGAGGCCGTCGATGTTCGTCAGCAGGAACCAAGCCGAGGTCGAGGTCAAGAAGTCCGAAACCATGTAGGACTCAGGCAGGCCGCCCGAGGTCATCATGATTGCGTTGACATCATTGTCGGCTGTACCCGGACGCAGTTCTGTCTTCGTGAGACGGATTGCGACAGGTTCCAGAGCAGTCGGGACGATCAACTTGCGGGCGCGGGCGAAGACCTTGAGGCCAGCCTGATCCTTGAAGTTTGTACGAACCGCAATCATCGCGTTCAGCAGGGTGGACTCGTTGAGTTCAACCGTTGCGTAGTTCGAGATTGTCGAGCCATCGATAGGATGCGAGGCCGAAACCAGCGCGACACCGTCACCGCCAACAGCGCCATTGTAGGTCGTTGCTGTGTTGAGGATGTTGGCACCATAGATTTCCTTCGTCTGCTGGAAGGATTCGATGAGGCCGAGGTTCGACGGCATAAACTGTGTCTTGTACAGGTTATCGTCGATTGCCTTGCGCGTAATCGCATAGCCGAGAGCAATTTCAGTATGCTCTTGGTTGTAGACGTAGCGTTCGCCAGCCGAGTTATCGAAAGCAGTCTGACCGCCTTCTGTCTTGAGCTGGGCGAGGCCGAGGAAGCGCATTTCAGCAGTGCGCTCCAGAGCCATCTTCGACTCATGCTTGGTGAAGATTTTGTCGTACTGAGATGGGATCATCTCGTACTTGCCTTCAACCCCACGGAGACCGGGGAGGAGAAGGTCTTTAATCGCTGAGAGATTAACAGCCATTGGTCCTTACTCCTCTTAGACCGAAGTCAATGCTTTGGTCGAGACGTTGTTGAACGCCACGATAGCATAGTTGTAAGCACCAGATTCAGTGCCGGGACCGCCCGGAGGCTGCGTCACGATACCAACAACACGGAACGGCAAGGTTGACGTTGTGTTGAGAGTGGTGCTGTCGAGATAAGCGCCGGAAAGGCCGTTGGCGGCATTACCCGTGCCAATGACATAGCCGATGTTGGAGTTGACTTCAGCCTGTGTGAGGCCTGTCGCATCCGTCTGCGCGACGAACTTGGCATTCGGGTCGTTGATGATGTAGCCCGTGACCGTCTGGGTCGAGGCAACATCCGAACCGGGCCAATAGTTGGACCAGACGGTGCGCTTCTGCGAAACCGAAAGATACTGGCAGCCAACGAAGATACCAGCAATACCAGCAGCGCCAGTAGTGCCATCGCCGCGAACGACAGTACCCGTGCCATCCGGCTCAACGGGGTCGCCAAAGTAAATTGCAGATGCGTTATAAGCAATGACAACCGCAACCTGTTCATAGGTCGGGGCAGAGCCAGTGCCGCTATACTGACGGAAACCGTACGGGGCGTTTGTATTCGCCATGACGGTGCCTCCTTCTACAGGAAGTCCCATCATGCCACACCGGGGGCATTTAGAGACAAGGTAAGTTAAAAACCTCCACGCCGGGGGAGGTTAGAGCATAGCTCGTATTTTTATTTTAAATAATTAAACACAAAAGTAAAGGGCCACCCGAAGGTGGCCCCAAAATGCTAATTAGCCAGAGATTAATCCGTTGGAATATCTACTGGCGAGTAGCTTTTCTTAATATTTGGCCGCGCTTGAGCGTGGTCACGGGTCAAAGTGCCTTCTGGCGCGCTACTAAGCTGTTGTTCCTTGGCGCGAACCTGATTACGGGCTTTCTGCGCGTCAATACGACGAGCTTCATCCGTAATTTCCTTGGGACGCTCCATAAGGACCATGCCTTTACGCTCAATGTCAGCTGCACTCATGCCAGCTGGCATCATTTCGGGGTGGCGGCTAGCCGGGACAGGTTCCCAACCCAAACGCGCCAAAGAAACCTGATACGCAGGGTCTTCCTTGCCCAAAACGGATTTGCGCTTCCATTCATAGGTCCAACCATCCGGCACAGAGTTGGTATTGACGTAAAATTCGTCAGTACCTTCGTCCATATTGCCGCCAAGGTGGCCTTTAATCTCAGCCGCACGGCGAGCCGCACGGGCGCGAGGGTCTTCATCACGCATGGGAGCGCGAAGCGGAGGGCGAGAGTCAAAAGCTTCCGTAACAGCTTCCACTTCTTGCGTGGTTACAACCGGATCAGCGGCTTGAAGCTTGCGCGGACGGCCCCGGGGACGAGGATTTGATGCATTAGTCATGATTTAACTCCTCAATTCGGCAGCTTGCCTTCTTTTTGCAGCTGCATTTTGTATCGGGCATACTCATGATCCGTCATTTTATTGAACCGGGCGATTTCTCGCTCGTCACTTGTCAAACGAACCACATTGGGACGGGTGCCGGGGGCCTGACCAGAGCGTGAAACTGGTGCAGCGACAGGCGGGGAACGACGAGATTTAGCCATTGAAGCCTCTGAAAGTGCGGATTCGTCTTCGTAGTCATCATTCTTGGTCCGAACTTTCAGAATATCTTCGACAAAGTCGAAATAATCGTCGGAGTCGGGCTTAAAGCCGTCAGCAACAGCCAAATTATGGGCTGCAACCATCTTTTGTGTCAGGCGAGGCTCCGTTGCGAACTGCGGATTGTTGCGAATCCACTTTGCAGAACGCGGAGAAAGGCTAGCAGCCATGCGCTCAACCGGGTCAGTTTCAAGTTGAGGCATCTGGCGAGGCTTGCTCTCCATAGCATTTTTGCCATTCTCCAACTGGAGGAGTTTGGCAGAGTTGCCAGACATAGCTTCTTGAATTTCGGCAGCTCTATCGTAGTCACCGATACTCATTGACTCTTTATAAGCTGCCTTAAGGTACTCATTGTCGCGCCGCAGCGTTTCAATAGCATTCGTAACAAGGGTCAAATTGTTATCTTCGACCTGATACGAAGCTTTTTGAGCTTCATAGGACGCTACTTGAGCCTGACGTTCCGCATCTTTGCGAAGCTCACGCTCCCTTTTCAGCTTCTTTTGAAGTTTTTCGATAGCTGATTGCGGGTCTGTGTCATCAGAACCAGCGTCATCAGCGTCTGCAACAACGATTTCTGGCGTGTCACTAGCAACAACGAAATCATCATCAGGTTTTTTTTGAGGTTCGTCTGTTACAACGATCTCAATATCGTCCAATTTTTCATTCTCATTCATGATTTAATCCTCACCAAATTGCATCTGGGTTGGGATGGCGTCCCTTAACGTCAGCATCTTCCATGATGCGGCACAAAACGCCATTAACAGTGATGCTCCAACCGTCAGATGGACGAAGGATAAGCCAATCACCTTCTTTGACAGTAATATCTTTGAACCAGTTGCCTGATTTGTCTTGGAAGGCAGATGACCCCATTTTTACGACGAGACCCATTTTTGATTGGTACTTGTCTTCATCGACTTGATTGTCGGTCAGGAAGAATGCCTTTCCTCCAACCACAGTTTCTGTTGGGCGGATGTAAACCGCACACAGGATTTGATTATTAAAAATCTCCAATTGGGAGATGTCACCAATGTCATCCAGCAACTTTTTTGCCGGAGGAATTTTGTGTTTGATCATCATAGGCGGCATTTAATTTCCCCTCTGCTCTGCACCGTTAATAATACTCCACGCTTCCTCAATAAGCTGAAGAGCTTCTTGAAGTCCTTGTATTCTTCCTACTTGGTGTTTGTACCCGGCATAATCAATCGATGCGCTGCCAGTAACTAGATTATCTTTCAGATGATCAATTTCTAATTTGATCAACCGCTCAAGTTCAGATGAAAAAAATGCATTTCCTGTTTGCATACCACTCCCCTAAGTGGTCCCCTCTTTGATAAGAGGGACGGGAGCTAGAGGGGGCCAGCTCCCGTCCCGATCCACGGGGTCCCGCTAAGGACCCTCCCGCGAATCATTTTTTATGGGCTTGGATTTCCGTCTTTTCCAAACGACCCAAACCTGATCCCGCGCCAGCGTCCATATCCTTGTACGAACGGTAGGTGCGGTGTCCAACCTTACCGCCAGCCTTACGGCCAGCTTTAAACTTGGCAATGTCAGTCTTCTGAAGGCGACCTTCACCCGAACCAGCGCCAGCTTCCATATCTTTATATGAATGCGCGACTTTGGTTAGGCGACCACCCGACTTGCGACCAACTGGAGGAGGGCCACCAGCAGGAGCGCCGCCAGCCATTGGCATTGGCATCGGGATTGGCATCGGCATTGGCGCGGCACCCGGACCTTCGCCCGGAGGA